GCGTGGCGATCCACTGTGTTCAGGGTATACATGACATCAGATTCCTTGAAGCCATCACCTCGGTGAGAAGGCCGGGTGCCGTTGCCCTCAACGCAGACCACCGGCTCACCGCCGTGGGTGCAGGCAAGTGTGGGAGAAAGATCCTCGCTGACACTACAGGAGCTTTTTCCTGCGCCCTGGTCTACACACACCACAGCAACACCGCCTTGATTGCAGGCAGGGTTGCCGCCATTGGCATCCAGGGTACGGGTGGTCGTTGCCTCGTAGATTCCGCTGTGGGGGTTATCGGATTTCATAGAATTGCTGTCATAGGAACAGATGCCGAATACCTTGAGCGTACTCATTACCAACGGCACATTGCCACCGCCGGTCCCCATCCGGGAGGTAAGGGTCTGCACATTGCCATCCTCGGCGATGCCAACTCTGCTGTCCGCAGGATGGTTCTCAACAGCAAGGGCTGCCGGGATAACACCGGCACGAAGCGTTGGGGATCGTTCCTCTTCAAAGCCAATGCTTCTGCTCCTGGCTGAATGTTCAGTGCAAAAACCCGCCGCTTCCATTACCACGGGAGGATGGTGAGCTTCTGCCCGGAGCGTGCAGGTGACTTCGTGGGTGACGTCCATACGGTTGCCACCCTGGTCATTCAGAACCACACCGTTGCGACCGGTGGACATTCCGCAGTTGACACCGAGGGTTGCTGCGGTTTCACCGATGGCACCATTGTAGCCGTCTAAGCCGAAGCCTGACGCTCCAGAGCCACCCTCAACACTTCCGGTAGCTCTTTGCCACGCGCGGAAGCTCTCCGGAGAATACCGAGACACGCCCTCTGACTTAAATAGTACGTCTCCGGCACACTTGCCTGCAAGATCGCCGACAAGGAAGATGCGTTTTCTGCGCTGGGGAACGCCCCAATATTGAGCGTCAAGTACTCGGTACGCAACGCTCCATCCGTCTCCCACATAGCAGTCTGCGGTTGGCCATCCACCTTTTTCAGGCATAGGCACCGAGGGAGCTTCCGGTTCTGCGATCCTGATGATTGCATCAAGGACTGCCTGGAAGTCGCGTCCGGCATTTGAGGAGAAAGCGCCGGGGACATTTTCCCAACAGATCCAACGGGGGTATTTGCCATTTGTGGCACACCTCATTTCTTTAATGATACGGACGGCTTGATAAAAAAGGACGGATTGCTGTCCATCCAAACCAGCTCTTTTGCCCGCAACGGACATGTCCGTGCAGGGTGAGCCAAAACAGATGATGTCCACCGGCTCAATCTTCCCGCCGTCCATTTGGGAGATGTCACCGTAATGCTTCATAAAGGGCAGTCGCTTGGTGGTGACTCTAATGGGGAACGGCTCGATCTCCGATGCCCACACAGGGGTAACACCGGAAAGCAAGCCAGCCAAAGGAAAACCACCGGAGCCATCGAACAGGCTGCCCAGGGTCAGATTAGTCATTTGCCACCTCCGAATACTGGTAGGTCAGGCCATCACGCTGAACAGATACACCATCGGCGGTGCCGACCTGCTCAATGTACCGCTTCACAATGACATCGCAGAACTTTTCGTCAAGCTCGATGGTATAGCAAATGCGGTCAGTCTGCTCACAGGCAATGAGCGTGCTGCCGGACCCTCCGAAGGGATCCAGCACCAGACTGTTGGTAAGACTGGAATTCATAATGGGATACGCCAGCAGAGGGACAGGCTTCATTGTGGGATGGTCGCCGTTTTTCTTCGGCTTGTCAAACTCCCAAATGGTAGATTCCTTCCGTCCGGTGTACCACAGGTGCTTGCCTTTTTTCTTCCAGCCATACAGGCAAGGCTCGTGTTGCCACTGGTAAGGGCTGCGACCCAGCACCAGCGATTGCTTCTTCCAAATACAGCAGCCGGACAAATAAAAACCCACATCGGCGAATGCCTTGCGGAAATTCAGTCCTTCTGTGTCTGCGTGGAATACATAGATGGAGGCATCGTCCGCCATCACACCTTCGGTATTCTGAAATGCAGCAAGCAGGAAATCATAGAAGGCAGCGTCTGCCATATTGTCGTTCTGAATCTTTCCTGCAGATCCTTCGTAGTTGACATTGTAGGGAGGGTCAGTAATGACCAGGTTGACCTTCTTGCCAGCCATCAGCTGCTCAAAAGTCTCCTCTTTGGTGCTGTCGCCGCAAATGAGCCGGTGCCGGCCAAGCGTCCAGATATCACCGGCTTTGGTGATGGTGGGCTTTTCCAGCTCGGCAGCAACATCGAAGTCATCTTCCTTAACGCCATCCTTCATTGAATCTTTGAAAAGGTCATCAATTTCTGCCGGGTCGAATCCGGTAAGGGACACATCAAAGTCAGCACCCTGCAGATCGGTGATCAGCAGAGCCAGCTTGTCCTTATCCCACTCGCCGGAGATCTTGTTCAGAGCGATGTTGAGTGCCTTTTCCTTTTCTTCGGACAGTTCCACCACAACGCAGTCGACCTCGGTATGGCCCATATCCATCAGCACCTTCAAACGCTGATGGCCTCCGACCACCCGTCCGGTAGTCTTGTTCCAGATGACCGGCTCTACATAGCCAAACTGTTCGATGGAGCGTTTCAGCTTTTCATATTCCAGGTCACCGGGTTTCAGGTCCTTGCGGGGGTTATAGTCGGCAGGTAGAAGTTCAGTAGCCTTTTTCTTTTCAATGATCATACGAGACCCCACTCAGCGAACTTTTCAAAGCCACCCATCTTCTGGATGAACTGTCTCGCTGTTTCTACGATTTCCGCATAAGGTACACCGCCAACGGTCTCGTCACCAATGGCGCAGCAATATTCCACCGGAGTGCCGGTTTCCTGTGCTTTGAGCCACGCATAGATATTTACGGACACATCTGCCTTGCTGAGATCCTTGCCATGCAGACCACCACCGGTCACACTGTCAGCCATATCACTGCCCAGCTTGCGGTTGGTCGCACCGGCATCCACATCGGTGCCGCCAGTCCAATCACCCAGGGGGTTGACCTCCGCGCCGGGGAAAATGGAACGCAGCTCGTCACCGTTTGCATTGCTCTGACATATGATCAGCCGGTCACCGTTCAGAATGTACTTGCCGTCGTGGCGGTTGAATGCATAGATGGCTCTTGCGATCCCGGACAGCTTCTTCTGCTCTTCGGTGACGGGGACACCCTTGAAGATGCCGTTATCACCGCAGCGGATCGCTCCGGTTTGATTCCTGGACAAGTGTGCATCCTGAGGAACGAGCTTGACTTCCACCTGCATATTGGTGCAACCGGTGATGCGTTCCACGATTTCTTCAATGTCATATCGGGACACACGAACCGAGGACTCCACGACGATGCTGCACAAGCCGTGGCCGAGCAGAACCTCCACCGCAATGCGGGGATTCTCCTCCATCGTGTATGCCAGATCTACAATGGCACCGGCGATCCGGTCTGCCAGCTTGTCCGGATGAGACGGGTTTACTTTTTCAAACATTGTTATACCTCCAAATGTGTTAATGCCCACGGCGAGCTGTGAGCAGACGCTCCATCAGATCATCGTGGGGAGTGGAACTATAGTCGGCTGTGCAGTTTTCCTTTACGATTTGGAAAATTGCAAACCAAGTGGAATTGACCTGCTTCATGTAGTCCCGGCTCATGGAAACATAGGGACTTGCGATTGCGTTGCCGGTGGTGGGGTGTTTTGCCAGGAAGCCGAATTCAGAAATTGCTTCCTCGCACTGTACCCACCGGGAAACTGACATCGCATATTGCTCCACAAGCTGTAGGTTGATAAGCCTGTCACAGCCTAACCCCTTTAACCACTTGTAGGTTGCGATATACACTTCCTCGGCACACAGGTCTTTGCCGTTTTTCTGCTTGGCTTTGAGGTAATCCTTTACCGGAGGAACATCCTCACCCTCAAAGTCTGCAGGGGGTGGCAGATTGAGTGCGGTTGCCGGTTTTCCTGCTGTAATTTTGTCAGCAAGTGGTTTCTTTTTGGGACCGGTTCCCGGACGAGCGCCACCACGATTTGTACCGTCCTTTGCCATTTTCTCGCCTCCTTTTGAACGGAAAAACTACATTATTTTTGATGGGGGTTAATACCCCGTCTGAATAGAAAAAAATGAACACGTGACCCCACGCCCGTTGCACAGAAAAAAGGTCCCGGGGATTTTTACTCCCCTGGTGGGGTGGAAGACACAGAAATTTCTGACAGAGAATTTTATCTGTGCCATCTGTCTCCTCGCTCTGCGTGCAGCTTGGCATGGCAAGGCTTGCACAAAGCAATTAAATTATCTCGTGCGTGTGTACCACCTTCTGCTAGGGGCACCTTGTGGTGGACCTCCTCGGTCGGTACAAACTTTCCGTCACGCTGGCACAGCTCACACACCGGGTGCTGCTGTACATAGCTGTCACGGATACGCTTCCAGGCACGGCCGTAACGGCGGCGGGTGTCCGGGTCTCTGTCGTACTGCTCGTACCGCTTGGCTTCAGCTTTGGCGTGTTCCTCACAGAACCTACCGTCAGTAAGCTTGGGACAGCCGGGGTAAGAACAGGGGCGTTTAGGTTTCCTTGGCATTCTTCTCCTCCTTCCTAAAGAACTGGCGGAGTTTATAGCGAAGGACATACCAAAGCTGCTCCATATAGCCAACCTTCCTGTAGCCCATACATACCACCTCCGTTTTTGGGCATAGAAAAAGCCCCACAGGATTGCTCCTGCGAGGCTTGCTCTGTATTGGGATCTGCCGTGGTTTATTTTTCCACGATACCATTATAGCGCTTTCCAATATGCAAAATAGTGCAATTTACTGCACCGGCATATATTTTTGCGGAATTTTTATTTTTCGCAATGCTTCCTCGTGAATGTCATACATCCGGCGCATTTTATAGCCGAGATCTACGGCAATTTCCTGCCAGGATTTTCCGGTAATATACCGTTTCTCCAAAATCAACTGGTGGTCGATGCTGTCCACCGCCTTGATTGTGGCAACCAGGTCAGCCTTCAAATCCACCAAAGCCTCCATATCGGCGGCTATGAGATTTTGAAGGTCGATAATTTTGCCTATAGTATCTGCCATTTGGGAACTGCCCCGATTTGGGTTATGGGGCATTCCGGTCATAGAGGCGGTACACCGGGTTGCTAAGTCATTAAGGGATTGGATTTGCTCCTGCTTGCTCTGTATCCGCTGATCCAGCCGATATGCTTGCTCCAAATACTCCTTTGCCGTCATACTGCCACCTCCGCTTTTACCATACGGCGGATATCCTCCATAAGGACTTTCCCGTCAAGGTTTGTCAGCAGACAGAACCAACCGGAAAGGAAAAACTCCTCACATTCCTTTTTGGTTTCCAGGGCATCTTCATATTTGGGGTTTTTATGAAGGTCTTTTAGTGCTTTGCGGTAATCCTTCGCTGCAAGTTCAATAATGGCATTTGCCAGCTCGTGAATAGGGTCCATATTCTGTACCTCCGAAATTTTGTATTCCTCGGATTGGCACGGATTGGCATATTTTGCCTTAGATTTTCAAGTCCGCTTTTACGGCATCAATAAGTGCCGTCTGTGTATGCTCCTTTTGGGAGAGGGCTTTCATGATGCGGTGGTCAATGGTGCCCTTTGTGATGATGTGTTGCACCACCACGGTATTTGCTGTTTGCCCTTGCCGCCATAAGCGGGCTACCGTCTGCTGATACAGTTCCAAACTCCAAGTGAGTCCAAACCACACGAGGGTCGATCCACCGGATTGGAGATTTAGGCCGTGTCCGGCAGAGGCGGGGTGGATTAGTGCTACCGGAATTTCTCCGGCATTCCATCTGCGGATACTGGTGGAGTCATCCAGGCGGGAAAACGGGATATGTTGCTGTTTCAGCCTAGCAGATATTCGCTCAAGGTCGTGCTTGAACCAATATGCCACCAGGACCGGCTTGCCATTGGCGGCTTCGATGATGTCCTCCAAGGCATCCAGCTTCCTGTCGTGGATGGGGATGGTATTTCCGGCATCATCGTAGATTGCACCGTTTGCCATTTGGCTCAGTTTGCCGGAAAGGGACGCTGCGTTGGATGCGGTTACCTCACCATCGCCTAATGTCAGCACAAGCTCTTGCTTCAGTGCGTTATAGTGTTCCGCCTCTTCGGCAGATAGGCGCACCTCATATTCACTGTTGACCAGCTCCGGCATATTTAGATGATCGGTGGATTTCATCGAAATGGTGATATCGGAAATCTGCTTATAGATGGCATCTTCCGCATTGGGCAGAGGCTTGTAGCTGAATATAATCTGCCCGTTCCGCTTGTCCGGTTGGAAGTAGTCGGTGCGGTACTTGGTAATAAACCTACCAAGCCGCTGTCCCATATCGAGTAGCCGGAACTCGGCCCACAGATCCATCAGTCCGTTGGACGCAGGTGTGCCGGTAAGACCAACGATGCGGTTAACCTTGGGTCGCACTTTGAGCAATGCCCGGAACCGCTTTGTGTTGTGATTCTTGAAAGAGGACAGCTCATCAATGACCACCATATCGTAGTCAAAGGGGATGCCGCTTTCCTCTATAAGCCACTGCACGTTTTCCCTGTTTATGATGTACACATCTGCCGGACGGAGGAGTGCCGCTTTTCGCTGTGCTTCTGTACCCACCGCCACAGAGCAGATAAGCTCTTGCAGGTGATCCCATTTCTCCACCTCTGCCGTCCAGGTGTCTCTTGCTACACGCAGGGGTGCGATTACCAAAACCCGGTGTGCTTCAAAGCTGTCAAACAGCAGATTGGATATTGCCGTCAAAGTGATGCTCGTCTTGCCAAGACCCATATCCAGGAATACGGTAGCAATGGGGTGGGTTTCAATATAGTCGATGGCGTATGCTTGGTAGTCATGCGGTCTGTATTTCATCCAACATCTCTCCAATCTGTTCTATGCTGTCGATGCAGAAAACTTTGAAGCCGAGGCTTTCCAATTGCCTTTTACGCCGGACTTGCAAAGGACGCATCTTTTTACCCGGAGCCTTTAGCTCTACAAAGGCGATTCTTCCCATCGGAAGAAGTACCAGGCGGTCTGGCACACCATCAAAACCCGGGCTAACAAACTTTGGTGCGATACCTCCCAATTTTTTCACTGCTCCGGTCAGCTTTTGCTCTATAAATTTCTCGTTCATAATGTCCTCCCATAAAACACAAGAACACAATTTCACAACTTTCCCCTTATATTTACTATGCGCGTGTTCTTGCGTGTTTTGGGTTCTTTATGCTTAAAACAGTGTTTTGAATATAAGGGGAAAAAGTTGTGTTGTGTGTGTTCGTTAGATTGTTTTCCGGTAGAGTCGTTGCCTACCATAAATGGGCTGCCGCTTGATGGAAGTGGTGCGTTCCCATCCGGAAACCTGTGCCATCATAGCAGCGATGGCGTAGCTGTCCGTGGGCTTCAGCTCCTGCAGATTTTTGCCAAAGCACTCACACCAAATTTCGGGATTGCTGACCTCTGTGCGTTCGTGGGTATTGGTGCGTTCAGGTGAGCCGAATTCTGTGCCGGAGAGATAGTTGCGACGGGAAAAGATATCCATATCGTCCCAGCCTTCGGGTAACGGCGTAGACAGATACTCTTCGATCATGCCAACACGCTCGTCTGCTTCCATCGCCCCACGCTGCGCCTTTTCTGCCTCGTCCCTAATTTCGCCTTCGAGATACAACTTCTCACCGGCTTTCCAGATAGCCTTGGCTTCTGCCCAAAACTGCTGCCGGAATTCATCGGTAAAGTTCCAGGTCTTTTTCTGCTTTTTCTGATGTACCTTTATGATCCAGAAACGCCGATTGCCGGTAATATCACGAAGGTAGCCGCGCTCACCATTTACGGTGGCAATGATAATGCTCTGCCGGGGATGGCTTTCGACCACCTTGCCATAACTGGGACGGTATTTGTCATCGGAGGTGGACAGGAACGCCTTGACCTTTTCAATGTCTGCCTTCTTCATACCTGCCAACTCACCGATTTCCACAATCCAAAATCCCTGCAACTTTTCTGCACCGGATTTATCGTCCATATCGGTAAGGGACAGTGTTTCGGAATAGTACTCTGCACCAACCAGGTCTTTGACAATGGTGGATTTGCCGATGCCTTGTTCGCCATCCAAAACAGGAACACAGTCAAACTTGATGCCGGGGACATAGATCCGGGCAACGGCGGCAGCAAAGGTTTTCCGGGTAACCGCACGCACATATTCCGTATCCTCTGCCTGCAGATACCGAATGAAGAGATCTTCCACACGCTTGACTCCGTCCCACGCAGGCAAACTGTCGAGGTAATCACGAACCGGATGAAAGTGGCGATCATCAGCCACCTTGGTAAAGGCTACATCGTGGTTACGGCTGGAGAACGGGACATAGCGAAGATCCAGTTGTGCCTTCAATTGAGCAGTATCTGCATCCCGCCAGAATACATTGCCTTCCGGTCGGTCCCAGGGCAGGGGTCCGGTAACCTGGATGCGGTTTGCCATTTCGTTGAATGCGAAATTAGCAAAGTCCGGGTCGTTGTTCAGAATGAGGTTGAGGTTGTACACACTGTTTTCCAGCACGCTGGATTTTGCCTGATAACGGAGGAGCTTCATCCAATCGGCCTCGCCGGTAGCGAAGTCTATGTCCGCCTGTGCCAAACGCTCATTGGCTGCAAGGATTTTCACTTCGTCCTGTTGCATGGCGAACTCGCACATAGCCGAGAAGGATGCCTTATCGTCCATATCCCCAAAGCGGTGGGTGCGGACAATATCAAAAGCATTGCACAGCTTGAGGTATGCAGGGTCTTTGGCATGGTGGCTGTAGACGAACTTGTCCTCCTTGATTTCCACGCCCGCCATACTACTTGACTGGATAAAATGCCAACGATTTTCATTATCGGTAGGCTCATACACATCGGACAGGAAGGCTGTGAGTGCCTTGGAAATGGGATAATACACACGATTGAACAGGCCGACCACACCGTCTTTTGCGAGGGGATCTTGCACCTTCTGCTGTGCTGTGGTATTGGCTTTACTTTCCCTGGAGGAAGTAGGCAGTCTGGTAGGGTCCGTCCACTCCGGATGTGCAGACAGGATTTCATCGGGGTTGATCCAGCCACCGTTGGTCTCCTTGTACACGAACACACCGTTCTGAGGAGTGGAAGGCCAGTACATAAGCTGATTGGGCTGATAGGAGCATTCGTCAAAGAAGTCGATGCCCAGCATCTGTGCCACATATCGGGATACCGCCACGAACTCCTCCGGCGTTACATCCCGGGTCAAAGGAAATACCAACCGCACTCTAGGATTTTCTGCGGTGCTACTGTGGGTGGTGTACAGTGCGGAGGTGTACGGACAGATTTCCTCATAGGTGTCCAGGAAGTCGGTGTTGATACGGTCACCGTCAAGAGCGAGCATAGACCGAACTTCCACCGTATCAATTTTTCTGCGACCACCTTTCAGAATGCCAGCCACAAAGCCACCGTGGTCTTTGGCAGCATCGCGCTGTGCTTTGCCCATCTTCGCATACTCTTCAGCTGACTCCGGAGTCCGGATTGTCACCTTGAGTCGCTCTTTCAGGTCGTCAAACCGGATGGTTTTATTGACCCAGGTTTTTGCCTGCCGGTTATTGCCGTAGGCGATGCAGAGATCACGCATTTTTAATTACCTCCTCCAAAAAACGATATTCCTTTGCCTGTAACTGTGCGTCCTGCTTGTCCCGATCCTTGCCTTTGTAGTAAGGTGCAATCCACACCCGTTTGCCGGATTTTGTAACACGCCAATGACCGGCAACACTCCAAAGGGAGAGGTTAATTTTGCGAGGATCGGAGCCGGCTGTGATTTCAATCTCGTCATCCTCGTCGAGAAAAATCGTGATTATCCGCTGTACCTTTGCGACACGGGCTTTATTGGTATGGCTTTCTGCGGGGACTCTTTCAGTGGATTGCTTGATGCGGTGGTGATAGAAACCAATACGCTCCGGCCGGTTAATAAACTGATCCTGAATACCGCGCCACAGATAACCCAGCCAATTGCACAGCGTTGTAATGCTGGTATAGTCGTACAAGCCGTAGTCATCATAGGCAGTTGCGTTCATATAGCACGGCATAGAGAAGAAATAGTCGCCATCCGCCATAATGCTGACCGTTCCAATATCCTCATAGCCGCCACCGGAATGATCGCCGTAGTGAAATCCAATATCGCAAGCAATTTGAGCCGCATCGGTAGAGAACAGAAGGCTCAGCCCATAAATACCCAATTCTCGATCAGTATTAGGGTTGTATACGGGGAATAACATATCATCCAGGATTTTGGAAAAGTCATTGCCTATATTCATAATTTCAATGCGGAATACCGGCAGAGCAGCTTTGCTTGGGTGGATAGGCTCACTCCGCATTCCTCGGTAATACAGTTTTTCCGCAGTCGTGCCGGTAAGATTGATAAAATCCTCCTTGGGGAACATTGGCTTTCGACCCGTTTCCAGATATGCGTTTGTGAATGAATAACCTTTTGAAATATCCCACACCTCAGGGGGTGCTGACATAACACGCAGATTTTGTGTGGTCATTTTTGTACCTCCTCGCAAGTTTCAGTAAAATATCGCAGGCGGTAGTTCTTCCACCTGGCTCGTTTGATTTCTCCATCCATTCCGGCAGAGATCCGGTCACCGAACACCCACACTTCCGAGCATTTACTCATTAGGGCGTTTCCGAAGAACAGCCCCAACTGACGCTCCTTAGGATTTCGGTCATTCATAAACTGGGGAAACAGCAGGTGCGGAGCAACGGGGATATACCCCTTCTCCACAGCGAACCGGCTGTACCTCCGGGCGTTCTCTACATTGGTATCGATGTCCCCTGCATAAGGGGAGCAGATGTACACAATCGGACGGAACGCCCTTAGTGCCTTTTCCTCTTTTTCTATAGCCGTAAGGGCTTCATATGCAGTCGGGTCATAATACCGTTCCGCATTCATTTTGCTGATACTCATTTTTCAAAGTCTCCTAATCTTTCTTGTAAAAATCTGTTTCATATCCGTCTGCCCGGAGCTGTAGTCCCTTTGCCCAGGGTGGGGTTCTGCCCATCTGTTCGCAGACAACTTCCAAGCACATCCGGGGATCTGCCTCAATAACAACCTCGTCGTGGATGTGCATCACAATGGAACAGCACCGAAGCGTATTCATGGAATAGCACAGAATATCCCGTGCGGTTGCCTGGACGATGTTCTCTACAAACTTGGGTCCGTAGCTGTTGATCCGTTCCCACTTCTTTGTGCTGCCTACACCTTCGTAGGTGATACACTCGCCGCCAAACTGGTTCTCACCGATTTTAGGCTTGACATAGGCCAGCTTTCTGCCGGAGGGGAGCGTAATAAAAAGCATTCCACTGCGTGCGGAAAATACGATGCCGTGGGTTTTCGTGGTGGTCTTGTTGCTAACCGCGTCCATAACTGCCCGATCAACAGCCCACCAAAACTGGACGATTTTGGGATTGGCTTGTCTCCATGCTTGAACCAGCGGTTGCAATTCTTCCTCTGCAAGACCCATCTCTAATGCGCCCATCGCTTTCAGGGCACCGACCGAGCCTCCGTAACCGAGAGCCAGCTCAGCGATTTTTCCCTTTTGCCGGAGATGACCATTAACACCGTGCTTTTCCACGGGAACGCCAAACATCTGACTAGCAGAAGCACAGTAGATATCTTTGCCCTCTGCAAAAACCTGCTGACGCCATTGCTCACCGGCAAGCCAAGCGATGACACGAGCCTCAATCGCAGAGAAGTCAGCAACGATAAATTTCTGATTTCCCTGGGGAACGAATGCAGTGCGGATCAGCTGGGACAGTGTATCCGGCACATCCTCATAGAGCAGTTCGACCGCTTCAAAGTCTCCGCAGCGGACAAGCCCTCTAGCCTCGGCAAGATCCTCCAAATGGTTCTGCGGTAAATTCTGCATTTGTATGATGCGACCTGCCCAACGACCGGTGCGATTAGCACCATAAAACTGGAACATACCTCTTGCCCGTCCATCGGCACAGACAGCGGTCTGCATCGCCTGATACTTCTTGACGGAGGACTTGGCTAACTGCTGCCGAAGGGTCAGCACGGTCTGCATTTCCGGAGGGGCAGTTTTAATCATCTCCGCCACAGCCTTCTTGCCTAAGGTGTCCGTTTCCACTCCGTTATCTGCAAGCCACAGTTTCATCTGTGCAACCGAGTTAGGATTATCCAGGGCGGTCAGTTCCTTCATTGCTTCCGTCAGCTCTGCCCGGGAACGACCATCCATTTGGATGGCTTGCTGTACCAGCTCCATATCCAAAGCCACACCACGGTCATTGATTTCCTGGTCGATGTGGTACTCATCCCAAACGCTGTCCGGCACCGGATATTTTGCCAGCCGTTCTTGGATGGACATTTCCGTTTCCACATCACGAATGTTGTATTTCTTAAATGCCAACCACTTGTCCGGAGCGTGGGCCGGGAGGTTGCGTGTACGCTGTCCGTTGGTCTTGGTAGGTACGCAGGGCTGACAGAAATATTTGATCAGTTCCTTTCCCTCTGTCAGCTTTTGCTTTTCCAAACCAAGCACAGCACCGACACCTTCCAAAGAGAGGGGAAGTCCCATCGTAGCCGCCCACACCATTGAGCATCGCCACGAGTCCGGCTCCAGGTATGTACCGGTGGGATACTTCAAAAACCGGGAAAGGCAGATGCGTTCAAAGGAAGCGTTGAATGCCCACTTAATAACCGAGTCATCTTCCAAGGCAGCGAGAACATCGCCGGGGATCTGCTCCCCACACGCAAGGTCTACCACTTGCACCGGACCGGCATCCGCACTATAGGCAAACAGCAGGATTTCAAATTCCGGCGACTCCACATAGCGGTACACGCCGCATTTGTTTAGCGGTTGGTCACTATAGGTTTCAATATCGATAGATAGTGTTTTCATATTTGCCGACCTTCCTTACCCCTAAAGGGTGGCAGATTGCTCCGCCACCCGGGGTGATTATTTAGCTGAGGAAATCGTCCTCGTCGTCCGTGGCAAAGTCGGACTCGGCACTTGCCTTGCCACCCAAAGGCTCACCGGGACGGATCAGCTGCAGGTTGTTCAAACCGCAGGCGATGCCCTTGTTGCCGTTGGAGTTGAAGGCATACAGGTTGATGCTTGCACGGCCGTATACACCGGAGTAGACCTCGGAGCGGGTCAGCACAGGGTTGCGGTCAGCATCCACGATACCGGGCTTGTCGGGAGAGTTGGCATTGATGAAGTAGGCGTTGGCGTAGGCAGGATCATCGGGTCTTTCGATATCGCCGTCGCGCAGAGGGGTCTTGATGGCAGACAGAGGGGGAACGGTTCTGCCGTTGCCCTTCAGCTTAGCCTGACCTTCCTGGTAGGCAGCTTCAATTGCCGCCTTGATCTTAGCGACCGTCTTGGTGTCGGACTTGGGGATGATGAGGCTGACACTGTATTTGGGGGTGCCGCCGTTGATGGACTTAGGCTCCCACACATTGGCATAAGACCAACGGGTATCGGGACCGGTGATAACCTTCAGGGGGTTGCTAATTTTCGTAGTAGTAGACATATTCTTAATCCTCCATAAAATCTGTTTTTGCAGTATTCATTGCCGGCCGTTTGTCGGTTTCCGGCACTAACGTAGGTTTGCCTTGCGGCTTTTCAATGTAGGGAGCAAGAAGCTCCTCAAAGCGGGATTTGCCCAGTAGCTTTTGCATAGCTGTTACACCCAGTACCTTGCGGTCGTAAGGGTCAAAGCCGGCCTCCTCAACGGCGGCAGCCACAGCTTCTTCACTGGTATATTTGCGGTTAGATCTGCCCTCGACTAACTTCCAGCCTGGCCAGTCCTTACCGCTGACAGCCTGTTGCAGAGCAAAATCCTTGACGTCGGTTGCCCAGGCGATAAGGGCATCGACCTTGGACAGAATTTCTGCGATTTCCGCATCATCCAGCAGAGCCGGCGCTTGGAAATCATACTGGGCAAGCTCCATATTGGCTTCGGCTCGTTCCCGGCATTCTGCTTTTGCTTTGCAGAACCGGCACCACTCGCCACAGTGGAATTCGCCCTTACCCTCAAAGGCAAGCTCTGCCTTCTCGTAGAGGTCCGTATCTGCCCAGCGATACAGGGCTGATTTCTCGGTTTCAGATACACTGACATTGGCTTTGCGAGGCTGGAAAATGGTCATCCGGACTTCTTCAATGTCGTAGATGTCATCGAAGATCTCCAATGCTCCCAATGCGTACAGCCGCATCTGGGGGTTGTCCTCCGCACTGACCTCCACGCCCTTGCCGTGCTTGTAGTCGCAGATATTCATCACGCCATCAGCAATGATGATGCAGTCTGCTGTACCAAAGCCGTCCGGGACCCAGCGAGAGAAGTCAACACGCTGTTCGATGAGGACCGTCGGGTCTGCACAGGTCTGCTTTGCCGTTTCCAGCACTTCCAACACATAGGCGGTGTAGGCGGCAGCACATTCTTCCATCTCCTCGTTGTACCAACCGAGATCCTCGATGGGGTTGTCCGCCGGAATGCCCAGGGCTTGCTTCAGCCGGTACTCGCAAAGGGTGTGGGCATCTGTGCCCTCTGCGGCGTAATCACTGCCCTTGTCCTCATAGGCTTCACAGAGCCGTGCGGAGGGGGTGCAGTTGAGCCAGCGTTCCGAAGAAGATGCTGACAGGACAGCGTGCTTACTTGCCATTGCCCAGCACCTCCGCTTCAGCAAGCAGTGCGGCATAGTGTTCCGGAGCTACCTGCGACAGCTTGGGGGCACCGTACTTTTGGAGCAGGGTGCGGATCTGTGCGGTGAAGCCTTGACGGGACTTGTCTGCCAACGCCGCCCTTACCATCTCGAAGGAGACCTCCGGTTTGGCAGGTGCTTCCACCGGCTCTTCCGGTGCGGTGGTACTGCTGAACATTTCAGCCAGGGTATTTGCCACATCGTTAATCGAAGCGGCCGCAGTGCGTAAATCCTTGATTGCCAGTTCCAACTCGCTTACCTTGCCCATGTACAGAGCCTCCTTCCTTAATTTGCTTTGCCTTTGCTGTTCGCCCGACCTTCTGTGCCAGACTTGCTGCCACGATGATGAACTCCAGGAGCAGATCAACCAGTTCCTCTTCCGGACTCATCTTGACGATTCTCTTCTCGTCCATAACTTTTCACCTCCATGCAAGGGGAGGTTTCGTTGTACCCCTTACACCTACCACCGGACATCAAAATGCCGTTTGACCGAAAAATTACATAAAATTTTTCAAAATATTTTTCAGACGTGCCATCAGTCTGCCTTTCCGGTATTGGTAGGTGGAGAGCGAAATGTTAAGTTCTCTTGCCGCAGCACGCTCTGCTAAATTCACCATAATGTAGTTGCAAATCGCCTGTTCGTCCGGGTTCAGCTCCGCAAGTACTCTGTGCAGTGCATCCAGCAGATCTGCATCCTCCATAAGCTCACAAGGCGAAGGACCACAATCCGGGAACTCGTCCAGCCAGGTTTCGTTTGCTTCTTCACCTTGATAGTCCAGGGACAGCCCATCTCCGGCTCTACGGAAGGGGCAGGTTTCACAATCCATATCACAGTCCAGCCGCTTGGCTTCCGGACAAACGCACCGGCCGTGACGCTGTTGCTTCTTGCGGAAGGTATCAATATCCCGGTAGTAGTTTTCAAATTCCTCCTGCGTTACCGGCACACGCTCACGGAGGGAACGGATGTAGATGTACTTCTGATTGTCATTGGCTTTCATTTATTTGGCTCCTTTCAGATTCGTTGGAATCCGTCCAGAGCCGCCAATCCACCAAAATAGAAAAAGACGGCAGGGTGAGATCCACCTCTCCCGGGGGAGAAGTAAGATCCCGCACTGCCGTCTTGCGTTCTGGCGGATATCCTGGTTTATTTACTTACGCAGCGATGGTGAAGTTCTCTATGTTGAGCGTCCCATCCGGGTTGGCTGTAATTCGGGTCATACAGTCCTTTTGGACTATCTCAATAACCCGGCGGTCTGCACTGCGGTCGCAGACACGCTTGCCGTTAAGGTTGTGGATCTGTTCCATAGCGGATGCCTCCTTTCTTTTTTTGATTGGGTCTACCAAAATAATACTAAATGTGCTAAGATATATTCAAATCTTGCAAATTCATATCGTAACCGAATTTTTATGCCGGAAAGGAATATAAATATGTCAGAATTGAATTTTGAGTTACTCCAAGAGAATATCCGGGCTTTGCTTAAGAAGCACGACCTTACGCAAAATGCCCTTGCAGAGATCGCCGGAATGACGCAGGCTAATGTGAGCAAAGCACTTAACCCCAAAGAGTCCAAGCAGTTCACCCTCGACCAACTGTTCCGGATCTCACAGCACTTTGGCGTTTCCATTGATGAGTTGGTGGGGAACAAAGCAGCCAGCGAGGTTGAAACCGGACCAAGAGCTGCTCTGGAATTCATTACAAAGTTGCTTTGCGAATCAAAGCTCCGCCACACTACCGTCAATGTTGAGGAGTGGGTGTATGACTACGAATACACCGGTAGTGGTTATCCGGAATGCCGGGGCAAACAGATGAATATTGAATATCCGGCATTTTACTTTGC